CCGGGCGTCACGGCCACGGCGATCACACCCGCCGGCGCCTGCCGGGGGCGGCTCGACGGCCGCAGGCTGGCCCCGCAATCGCCCGGGACGAAGATCGCAAGCGGCCGCCACCGGCTGGTCTTCGGCCTCGCCCCGCAAAACGAAAGGCAATGACCGAAAAAGCCACGCACGGACGAAAACCAGCCGACGATACGAAAAACCGCCACCGTCCCATAAACGAATCCTAAAAACCGCTTTTGCCTATGACGCAATGAACAGACACCGGAATTTCCCCGTTGCACACCGGATCGGCCCGCCGACCCGAAACATCCGATTCAACCGAACACCTAATAAACCCATCATTTTATATAAAAAGAATAGGATAAAATGAAGATTTGAGCAGAATTGAGCATTTCAACTGACAGTCAGGAGGTTTCGGCATAGATTGGCACAAAGTGGCATAGATGGGGAAGACAGGCTTTGGGAAGAATATGGAAACAGATGCACTTCCAAATCATTACCCGACATCGGATGCACTTTTAACACTAACGGTCTATATTTCTGCGTTCTGCGTAGGTTTACATTCTGCCCTTACAACTCCCATAAACTAATTTTGCACCAAACAAAAAGTAAGGATTATGAGAAGTACATTCAAGACCGTGTTCTACGTGAACGCAAGCAAGGAGAAGAACGGAATTGTCCCTATCATGGGACGTGTGACCATCAACGGGACTATCGCACAGTTCAGTTGCAAGCAGACCATCCCGAAAGCACTTTGGGATGCAAAGGGAAACCGCGCCAAAGGCAAGAGCAAGGAGGCACAGGCGGTAAACTTCGCGTTGGAGAACATCAAGGCACAGATAGCAAAGCACTACCAACGTCTTTCAGACCGTGAAGCCTGTGTGACCGCTGAAATGGTACGTAATGCTTATCAGGGCATAGGCACAGAATATGAGACCTTGCTACGTGCCTTTGACAAAGAGAACGCGGCTTTTGCCAAACGTGTGGGTAAAGACCGCTCCAAGCGCACATATCTGAAATACCTGACTGTTCGCAAGTATGTAGCCGAGTTTATCAGAAAGCAATATAAACGTGCCGACATAACAATGAACGAACTTACGGAGGATTTCATCCGCGACTATTGCCTGTACCTGCGCAACGAGGCAGGGCTTGCACAATCTTCCGTGTGGATATACTCCATACCATTGAAACATATCGTCACCACGGCTCACTACAATGGAAAGATACCGAGAAACCCGTTTGCAATGTACCACGTTGACCCCGACCACAAGGAGCGCGGCTTCCTGACGGAAGAGGAACTTCAGGCATTGGGCGCAATCAAACTGGAGAATCCTAACTTCGCACTGGCAAGGGACTTGTTCCTGTTCGGATGCTGGACGGGCATATCGTTCATAGACATCAAGAACCTCACGACTGACAATGTCGTGGAAATAAACGGTGCGCTGTGGATTGTGTCGAAACGGCAAAAGACAGGTGTCCCGTTCCAAGTCAAGCTGATGGATATTCCGATGCAGATAATCAAGCGTTATGAACCGTTCCGAAAAGACAAGAGACTGTTCAACATAGGCTCACTTGACATGGTGAACAAACGCATAAAGAGCATAGCAAGGAAGTGCGGCATTGAGAAGCCGGTTTCCTTTCACCTCAGCCGCCACAGCTTTGCTGTCATGGCATTGAACTACGGTATGCCGATAGAAAGCGTGAGCAAGATACTCGGACATACGGACATCAAGACCACGCAGATTTATGCCAAGGTAACGAACACGAAACTAAACAGCGACATTTCCGCCTTTGAGAACAAAATAAGCGGACGTTTCGCCATATAACCGCTTGATTATGGAACGGGACATTATTACGATGAACGAGTACGGTAGAGTGACGATACCCACTTCTACAAATGTATGGATGACGGAGGCAGAACTGTCCGCATTGTTTGGTACAATCGCCCCGACACTCCGTACAGCTATTCGCGCCATATATAAGAGTGGAGTGCTGAAACAACATAAGGCAGAACGGTATATCCGTTTGCCCGATGGCTACGGCATGGACGTGTATGCCCTGTCTATGGTCGTGGCACTCGCATTCCGCATCAACACCCCATGCGCGAGAAGGGTACGCAAAGCCCTGTTGGAAAGGTTGTACGGGCAAAAAGAAAGACAAGTCCTGTGGGTGTCAATGAACAGACCGATGCTCGAGTGTTAGAGCGTGGGTACGTACCTACGCTAACCGCCCGAAGAAGTGACGATGCCATGCTTCTTCGGGCTTTCTTTTTTCTTTCCAGCCCCTTTCCCTTATGCGATTTTCTGCATTTTTTTGCCTGCTTGTTACGATTGCACCGTTTTGCTTCATTTTACGTATCAGTGTTTTATGTGTCACACCATAACTTTGCGCCCGATTGTTTAACCCGTTGCCGACACTGCTGTCGGCGACATAAAACCAAGCAAAACCTATGGTAGAACAAGACGAATTCATCCGTGTGGGAACTACCCTCTACAAGATTGTTGACCAGCCGCTGATTGACGGGGGCTGTGTGAAGAAACGCATCGCATGGAACTCCGAGACCTTGCGGCAGGACTACGGCAAAGACCGCATGGCTACCGTGCCGAAGTATGACGGTTTCTGTACCGTCCCCGACCATGTGGGCTACAAGCCCGTTGTCGGAAAGTTCCTCAATCTCTATGAGCCGATAGGACACCGACCGCAGGAGGGCAGTTTCCCCTGCATCCGCTCGTTAGTGGAGCATATCTTCGGAGAACAATACGAGTTGGGCATGGACTACATGCAGTTGCTCTACCTTTATCCTATTCAGAAACTTCCTATCCTGTTGCTCGTGTCCGAAGAACGGAACACGGGCAAAAGCACGTTCCTCAACTTCCTGAAAGCCATTTTCCAAGACAACGTGACGTTCAACACCAACGAGGACTTCCGCAGCCAGTTCAATTCCGATTGGGCAGGGAAGCTGCTCATTATGGTGGACGAAGTACTGCTCAACCGCAGGGAGGACAGCGAACGTCTGAAGAACCTCAGCACTACACTTTCCTACAAGGTGGAAGCCAAGGGCAAAGACCGTAACGAAATCGGTTTCTTCGCCAAGTTCGTGTTGTGTTCCAACAACGAGCATCTGCCCGTCATCATCGACGCAGGCGAGACACGCTATTGGGTACGCAAGATAGAGCGGTTGCAGTGTGACGACACCGACTTCCTGCAAAAGCTGAAAGATGAAATCCCGGCTTTCCTGTATCATTTGCAGCACAGGACGCTGGCAACGAAAAAAGAAAGCCGTATGTGGTTTTCACCGAAGCAAATAGAAACGGAAGCCTTGCGGAAGATTATCTGCAGTAATTGCAACCGCCTCGAAATAGAAATGGCGGACTTGCTACTCGACATCATGGCGAAGATGGAGATGGAAACGGTGTCATTCTGCCTGCATGACATCATCCCCCTGTTGCTGTGTTCGCAGGTCAAGGCGGAGAAGCTGCAGGTGCGGAAAGTGGTGCAGGAATGCTGGAAGCTGTCCCCTGCACCCAACGGGCTTACCTATACCACCTACGTGTATGGCGGCGAGGGACGCTATCAGCCACGCAAGGGAGTAGGCAGGTATTACACCGTAACCAAGGGACTGCAGGAAAGCCTGTGATATTCTGTTGAATTGTTGAATATATATAATAGAATGTTGATATATAGCAATATACAGACTCAACAGAATACCAACAACGCCCAACGGACGATGAAGAAGGAACAAGGCAACATTCGGTTCTGCCCTCACTTCTTCTTTTCGTTGCCGTTTGTTGGGCATCATGCGTTTGTTGAGGACAAGTTGAGCGCGTATCAAACAATATACCAATGTATTATGTGTCATATTCAACACTTCAACGCTTTTACACCCGTCAACAAGTCCGTGGGGAAAACGGCTGGATGCCCCCAGCAGGTATTACGTATGCCGACATGCCATCATGCCGACAAGCAGGCATGGCAACATGACGGCACGAAACTATGGTGACATACCGACATGGCGGCATGACATGCCATCCCAAGCTGGCGAAAGAGGAAAGACATCCGGCGACCACCGACAGCGCAGCGGATTTTGAGGAACGGAAAAGCCATAGCTCATTAGGGCGTTTTCTTCACGCACCGCTGCGCTAATGCTAAAAACGCCCCAATGAGCCGAAGGGGTTACCCCCTCTGGACACCCCCGTTTTCATGCGGCACGACCGCAACGGACGGGAATGAACAAACAAGTTTGTAGAACCTATAAAAATAAAAGACAAAAATGGGATACATAAGCATCCAATTCAACAAGGCGAAAGGCTCGGCGGACACGGGCGCGTCCGACCACATCGAACGCAAAACCGTCCCCAAGAACGCCGACCCTACACGCACCTGCCTCAACCGTGAGCTGGTGGACTTCCCCGATGGCGTGACAGACCGCACCGGAGCAATCAACCACCGCATCCGCACGGCAGGCATCAAGAGGAAGATAACGCCCGACCAAGTGAGGGCAATCCGCATCGTGCTTTCAGGCACGCATGAGGACATGATGAAAGTGAAGGACGAGGGCAGACTGAACGAATGGTGTGTCGACAACCTGCAATGGCTGCACCGCACTTTCGGACGGGAGAACACCGTTTCGGCAGTCCTGCACATGGACGAGCATACGCCGCACATCCACGCCACGGTCGTACCGATTGTAACGGGCGAGCGCAGGAAAGCGAAAAAGAAGCAACAGGCAGAGGGCAAGCGCACCTACCGCAAGAAAACGGATGCCATTCGCCTGTGCGCCGATGACGTGCTGACACGTGAGAAGCTGTCAGCCTATCACGACAGCTACGCCGAAGCAATGGCGAAATACGGCTTGCAGCGTGGCATCCGTGGCTCGGAGGCACGGCATACCACCACCGCCCAATATTACCGTGATTTGAAGCGGCAGACGGGAGAACTTGAAGCCAATGTGCAGCAGTTGCAAACGGAAAGACAACAGGCGGAACAGAAACTTGACGAGGTGAAGCAAGGAATCAAGTCGGAAAAACTGGAAGCCGCTAAGACCGAGGCGAAAGCCGCACTCGTGGCAAAGGTCGGTTCTCTTTTGGGTGGTGGAAAGTTGAAAGCGGAAAGGGAAGGGTTTCAACAACGCATCGCAGAACTTGAAAATAAAAATGCAAGATTAGAGCAATATATCAAGCAGATGGAACGTGAACACCAAGCCCAATGCATCAAGTTCAGTGAGTATATAGACAAGGTAAAACGATACTTCCCTCATGTGGATAAATTGTTGCCCTTGATAGACTTCTGCCGTAATACGCTGCACTTCTCCGAACAGATTATCCAAGAATTGTGCAAGTTGAAGAAAGTGAAGTTGAAAGGTGATTTTTATTCACCCGAATTTAACCGTAAATTCCATGCAGAAGGTGCGGCTTTCTCGTTTGAAGAAGATAAAAGCAGAACTGGACATTTCCGAATATGCGTGAATGATATTCCGCTTGTGCAATGGTTCCGGCAGAAGGCGCATGAATGGAGAAACGGTTTGGGGATTACTACCCAAAAGCAAAGTAATGGGATGAAAATTTAATGCACGCGCATAAATCCCGCTCAAACAGTCTCAAAAAGTAAAGAAAATCATTCAATGAAAGGAATTTATCAAGGATTTTAGCTACTTTTGCAATTGGATTGGGGAAGCCCTTTCCGAGACATAGAAAAAGAAGAAGCGTTATGCTTATCTTGTAGAACGGAAACCTGAGAAATTTCTGAATTGTGTACAAGGGTAGCATAGTGGTTCTCACGCTATAGCGTGGGC